GTCATCGAACGGCTCCCATGGCCGGGTTCAGCCCATAGCGGCGCTCCAGCGTCGGGGCGATGCCGGTGCCCTGGCTGATGGCCCGCGCCATGCGGCCTTCAATCTGCTCGATGAACACATCCAGGCGCAGGCCGCCATCGGGTTGGCGCTGCTGCTCGATGCGGGCGTCCACGCCACTGGCCTTGTTGACCACGTTGACTTGCACGTTGACCGCCGGGGGGAGCGACTTGGCCGACAAGGCCCCGCCCAGCACGCGCATCTGCCCGCGGGTGAAGACCGCCTCGCCCTCCTGGGCGATGATGGGTACCTCGCCCGAAACGATGCCGCCGGTGTGGAAACGCGGGGCACCAGCTAAGACACCCGGATGGACTGAGCGGGTCATGAGCGCATCGGATCCGATCACTCCGCCGCTGTGGGCGACATTGGCCATAGTGCCCATCAGGTCACTGCTACCGGCGGGGAAGGCACCTGCTGCTGTGCCACCACCCATGCCCGGGATCACGCTGCCGAGCCAGTTGGCCAGCGGCAAGGTGATGGCGCGTTGGATCTGGATGCGCACCAGGTCGGCAACGATGGAATCGGCCAGGCTGCGGAAGTCCAGCTTGCCGGTCATCACAAAGCGGGTGAGCGCATCCTCCATGGAGCGGAAGGCATTCACCGTGACCTGCTGGGCGCGCTTGGCGGCATTGGTTGCATCGTCGATGTAGGACCGCAAGGCCGATTTGGCGCCGTACTCGAAACTGCGCTGGTACTCAGCATTGGCCCGCACCAGCTCTTCGACGATGGGCAGTTGTCGGGCCAAGGCGTCATTGATCGCCTCCAGCGTCTGCACCCGCAGCCCAGCATCTTCGATCTGGTTGGCTTCCTTGCGCGCGGTGGCGGCGGACTTTTCCAGATCGGTTCGGGCTTGCAGGACGGCGCGCTCGGTATCGCTCAAGTCCAGCATCTCGCGCTGCAGTTGCAAGGCCTCGATGCGCTGGCGGTTGCTGCCGATCAGACCTTCGGTGATCTTGCGCGAGGCGGCCTCTTCCTTTTCAAAGGCGTCGAAAGCTTTGTTGGCTTCCTTCTGGCGCTCGATGGCTTCGAGCACCTGGATGTACTGCTCGGCCTCGGCCGCCACCCCCTTGTAGCCCTTGGCCTCGATCTGTAAGGCCCGGGCGCGCAGTTCGGCGGCTTCGCCCTCCTGGGTGCGGGTCAGGCGAGAGCGCAGTTGGTTCAGGAAGGCTTCGCCTTCGTTGAGTTTTTCGGCGGGCTTGGGCTTTTGAAAGCCGGACAGATCCAACTCCATGCGGGGCTTGCGCGGCAGCGTCGGCAGGAACTTGTCGTAGATGGCCTGCACTTCCTTGGCCTGGGCCTCAGTGTCGAGCACGAACTTTTGGCCCATGACGCGCACTGTGCGGCGCTGTTCGTCGAAGAATTTCGCGACCCGGTCCACATAGCCAGGGTTCTGGTTGATGTTGAAGAGCCGGTCGTTGGCAGCGCGCACGTAGTCGTCCCGGGCACCTTGCAGCTTGGCAATCTCCGCATCGATGACCTTGGGGTCGAACCCCATGGACTTCATCGAGCGCAGCAGATCGGTCTTGAACCAGGTCTCGATGTCCTTGCCCACCACCGACAGGCTGTCGAAGGGCTGGGCAATCACCCGCTTGGCCAGCACGGCGGACTCAGCAATGAATGCCAGGCCCGAGGCCACCGATTCCAGGAAGCCCAAAATCGCTTCGCGGTTGGCGGAGATCTTTTGCAGCTCGTTGCTGAAGCTGCCGGTCTCGCCCTGCGCCAGGATCACCTGCTCGGTGAAGTCGGCCAGCACCGGGATGACGGCCGCGCCGATCTGGCGTTGCACGCCTTCGAGCATGGCGCGCAGCCGGTCCAGGTTGTCGTTCAGGAGTTCGGCCGCCTGCGCGGTCTGGCTGTTGATCACCAAACCGAAACGCTCGGCCTCTTCCATCAAGGCGGTGATGCCCGCACGCCCTTGGTTGAGCAGCGGGATCAGGCTCATGCCTTCCTTGCCAAAGAGCTTGATCGCCAAGGCGGCCTTGTCCGCGCCGTCGGGCATGGCAGAGAACTTGTCGGCCAAGTCGAGCAGGACCTGCTCAGTGGGCCGGATTTGGCCAGACGCATCCACAGCCGAGACGCCCAATGCCTTGAGTGCGGCGCTGCCCTCTTCGCCCTGTACCTGGGTGTCGAACATGGCCACCGACAAGCGTTGCAGTCCTTTGACCAACCCTTGTAGATCAGTGTCTGACATCTGGGCCACATAAGTCAGTGCCGACAAGGCTTCGACCGAGACACCGGTTTTCTGGGCCAGATTGGCCAGTTCATCGGCGGTGTTGGCCACCGGCAGCACCAGTGCAGTGATGCCGACGCCCACGGCGGCGATGCCTGCCCCGGCGATCAGACCAGCAGGGCCGAGCTTGCCCAGCACCGAGCCCAGCATGCCGAGCCGGTCGGTAGCGGCTTGCAGTTGGAACTTGGCGTCGTTGGCGGCGCTGGAGAGCAGCTTCAAGCCACCGGACGCTGGGGTAGCGGCTGCCTCGATTTTTTTGAGCGAGCGCTCCCCCTTCTCGCCGATCTCGGACAGCTCGGCCTTGACCTTGCCGCCGTCGACCACGGACAGGCGGATGGAGAGGTTGCGTTCGGCCATGTGGAATCAGTCTTCGTTTTGAAATGTGCTCATCAGACCCGCCTCGACGGCCGGAAACAGATCGATGGCCGTGGCCTTGTCCAGCCCGGTGCTCTCGCAGGCCAGCATCCAGGCGTTCAAATCCAGCCCAACCACCCGACCCTGCGCCATGCGCAACTGACTGGCGCAGACTTCAATCGCGCTGGCGGCTTGCCAGCCGTCCAGACTTTGAGGGGCGTTCATGGTGTAGGGGCAGTCGGAACATGGCTCGGAACAAGCTCCGCAGTAAGCGGGCCCGCCACCGAAGTGCCAGGCGGTGCGGGCCTTCAGGCGTTTTTTTCTGCATCCAGGGCGTAGAGGCCGGCGAGGTATTCACGTTCGAAGGCGTCGGCCAGCAGCCAGTGCTCCATCAAGGCAGCCACGCCCTCAGGCGTGACAGCAGCGGGTTTGCCTTTGTCATCGGCCACGCCTTCCCAAGCCAGCACCGCCAGCTTGGCCAGTTCAGTGATGAGGGTGGCGGTGCGCTCACCGGCGGCAGCGGTGTCGGTGCCGGCTACTTTGGAGGCAGCATGACGGGCGGCCATGACAAGCGCGGTGGTGGCGGGGCGGACCTGCAGACGCACGCCGGCGGCCAGCGTGATCCAGTGCGGTTCACGCGGAAGGTTCAGTTTGATCATGAGAAACCTCAGAGAAATCAGTAGGAAGTGACGTCGTTCACCAGTTCGACGGTGAACATGCGCGCCACACCGGCAGCCTTAGCGGCTTGCCATTCGAAGGTGGCCTGAATGCCACCCGGGCCAGAGATGGAGAGCTTGGGTTTGGGCAGGTAGACTTCGTGCGCGATGAAGGTCAATCGCCGATCGGCATCGATGGCGTAGCCGAAGGTCAGTTCCAGCGGCGTGTTGTTGGTAGCGGCATCGATGAGCGTGGTGTCGGCAAAGCGCACCTCGAGGTTGCCGGTGAGACTGGCTACCGTGGGATCGGCGCCATCGATCTTGCCGTCGGAGCGGATGGTCTCGATGCGTTCCAGGTTGTTGGAATAGGTCAGCTGCGCCGAGACCACGTTGCCCAGGGCAGAGCCGCCTTGCTTGATGGAGCCCTGGAACTGGTTGAAGCGGATCAAATCTCGCGTGGCGGGTGAGGCGTCGAGCGTGGCGGCCTGCTTGGATTCGCCCTGGGCGATCAGGCCCACGGTGGCGTTGGCCGCGCCGGAACGCGCAAAGCCCACCTGCAGGCTGTTGACCATGACGCCCGAAGCCACAAACCAGGCCGGGATATCCGGCAGGCCCGTCTCCAGCGTCAGGCTGGGCAGGCTCGGTTTGCCGGAGGTGAAGGTGTGCGTGATCACCCCAGAACTACTGGTGCTGGCATCGCCCAGCAGGGCTTTGAGCCAGATGCCGATGTTGCGCACATCAAGTGGCACGACGATGTCACCCTCGACCTTGATGACGTCACGGATCGGGGCACTGGGGTCGCGACCCAGGCCGATCAGGTCGTTGGCGATCAGCCCCTGTTCAGAGCCGAGGGTGGTCGATACGAAAGGCAGCTTCCAGTAGTCGCCCACTGGATTGCTGCCGTAGGTGGTTTCGAACGCGGCCAAGAGGCTGGCGTTCGCGCCGTAGGCACGGGCCATGATGACTCCTTGCAGAAATGGATGTAAATGGGCGTCGAAACGGGCGCCGACGGATCAGTTCAGCGCACCCGAGCTGCTGTAGTGCAGGACCACAGGGAGAAGGCAGGCCTTGATGCCGCTGTTGCCGTCGGGGGCCAGTTCCTCGAACTTGGGCGGGCCGATCTCGGCGTACTCGATGACGCCGTCAAGGGTCCGGTCGGCGTCGATCAGCGCCGCCAACTCACCCAACAGGCCATCCATGCGGGCATCGCGTGCAGTGGCATCCACATCGGCCACGAACAATTCGATGGCCACCTGGTGCTCCCAGTGGTAGGTCAGCGGCGAGAGCGACACCTCAGGCTCGCCCATCTCACCATCGCGCAAGATGGCCATGGCGTGGTCGGACACCCGCTCGGGCAAAGCGGCGTTGCGTTTGACCGTGGTGCCGGATGTGCCCAAGGACAACTGGCCAAGCACAGCGAACAGTGCGCCAATTGCGTTTTCTCTATGGCTCATGGGCGTGCTCCTCGGCGTTCCGCCTCATCGAAGCGGTTGGCGATCCGGTTGGCCAGGGTGCTGACCCAACGGCGCGAGGCACTGTCGATGTCGAATTTCTTCTTGAGGGTGACTTGCGGCACCAGCAGGAACATCGGCACGGTGACCAGTCCTCGGCCGGTGGCTTGCGTCTTTTGCGAGGCAGCCGAGAAACCGCCGCGCTGGCCCTGGCGGGCACGCTGGTTTTCGGCAACGAGGAGCGAGGGCTTGCCCCGGCGGTAGACGAAGCGCAGGCGCTGGCCGCGCAGCTTTTCCCAAAGGCCAGGGGTCATGCGTTTGCCGCGAGGGCCTTTGCCAGCAGCGGGTAGCGGGATCGCCAGCCAAAAGCCGTCTTTGGAACGGATGGTCGCGCCCTTGTCGTGGGCACCGACCACTTCGGGGGCTCGGCTGTAGACCAGACCCGCCGCCTTGATGCTCATCTGACCTTTAGGGTAGACCTCGCCACGCCAGGTGTTGGCCAGGCGCTGGCCGAGACCCGCACCTGTGATCTGGCTGCGCAGCTCGGTTTTGAGGCCGTCAGTGGCTTCGCGGATGGACTGCGTCACCGCCTGCTCGGCAATGCGCACCTCATCGGCCAGCATCTGGTCCAAGTCGCCGGACAAAGCCGCCATCAGCCTCATAGCGGTGCTCCGGTCAGGGTCCAGATCAGGCGATCACGATCCGCCAATGGCTCGCCCACCACCTGATAGGTCTGGCCAGCGACGGTGAAGCGCTCCCCCTCACGGGGGGACAGCACATCACTGACCATCGCATCAAAGCGGTGGGTCGCCAGCGCCAAGCGCGTGTCACCGAACGACTCGACGACATCGGCCTGCTTGGCGATGAACCGCGTGGCGATCTCGCGTCCATCGGCCAGCCGGTAGGTGCCAGGCGCCCCCAGCCGGGCGAACAGGCGCACTACTGCTCGCTCAAAGGCTGCTTGCATGAATCAAGCCGTCAGCTTGATCAGCACGCCCGGACGGTGGCACATGGGCAGCGGGTTGCTCTGCGTGTGCAGGTCGGTGCCTCGGTCGAACTGGCGGGGCGCCTGCTTGGCGTAGACCGGCTGACCTAGGGTGTTGACCGTTTCGTTGAAGTCCGCTGGCGCGAAGTAGGTGCCGAAGGTGTCGACTGTGCCCACGGGAAAGCAATGCGCTTCACCGTCCGCGATGAACTTGCGCACCGTGCCGTCGGCCGAGCTGGCCTGGCCCCGGTATTCCTCGAAGGTGATGCCACCGTAGGTGAAGCCGGTGCGCACGTCTTCGCGCAGCCAAGCGCCTTCCTGGAAGCGGGAGTAAGACTCCACGACGTTGGCGTGGCTGGTCAGGGCCTCGAAGAAGGACGGCGAGCACAGGCAGCGCACGCCGGTCATGAATTCACCCTGCAGGGCCTTTTCCATTTCGCCGAGGACCTTGACGCACTTGTTGCGCACATTGGTCTTGGCATCCGCCAGACCCAGCGACAGGGTCGTCGCATCGATGCCGAACTCGTCGTAGAGGTTGTAGATGGTCGACCCGTCGGCATCAAGGATCTCGCCCTTCAAGGCGCCCATGCGCAGGTGCTCCAGCGTGATCGCATGCTTGTTGCGCATAGTCTCCAGGTGGCGGGCCAGCACGCCAGCCAGGGTTTCGAGCTCAGTCTCCGAACCAAAGGCACGGATGCCCTGGACCTCTTCGGGCAGCACCACGTCGTCGTGCGGGATGTGGGGAATGACGAAGGAGCGGACCTTGCGTTTGCCACGCGTGCCCACGGTACCAGGCGAACCGGGTGGCATGGTGGGCAGCAGGTTGAGCACACCGTTGCGCTCTTCAATGATGATTTGCCGAAAGCGCGTGGGTTTGGCCGGAAACAGGTTCAGGTCTTCCAGCCGCCCGTAGCGGTTGGGTACCAGGTTGATGGCGGCCGTTAGGTTGGCCATGCTGAAGGCCGGGTTGGCAAAGAGGTTCTGCATGTGGGGCTCCAAAAATGACGAAACCCGCTCAGGCCAGACGGCCAGGCGGGTTCGGGGGGGATTGGGGGAATGGGTGACAGGCGAATCAGGCGCAGGGTTTACGCACTCTTACGCACTCTCACGCACGAGTACGCCACGCTCAGCCAGTTGTTGCTCGTAGGCGGTGCGTTGTGCACCGGTGAGCGCGATCGGCCAGACCAGGGCGGTCTTGGCGACGATGGCGTGCCGGGCGATCAGGATGGCATCAGACCGGTCGGCATTGGTCGCATCAATGGCGTTGGCCAGCACGCCAATAGCGGATTCGGTGCCGTCGGTGGCAGCGGGGTCGATGGCGTAATGCTTGCCGTCGCTGGCATTGCGGCCGAGCACCGTGCCCAGGGGCAGGTTCTGGCCAGCGGCGATGGTGGCGACGTCACGCGAGTAGCGGTTGGGGGCTTCGTACTTCAAGAGGTCGCCGAGGTTGTTCTGTTCGGTGATGGCGGGCATGGCTGATTCCTTTCTCAGGCTTGGGCAGTGAGTTTCTTGACGGCCGCAACGATGGGCGAGGTCTCAGGGCGATCCAGCGACTGGGTGCCCGCATCCACGGTGATCGTGGAGCGGATGTCGGTCGCATCGGACTGAGTGGCACGGGCGTCGATCAGTGCGCGGCGCACATCGGCTTGGGATTTGCCGGCAGCGATGAACTCGGCTGCCCGATCGGGGCAACCGGCCAGCAGACACAGCTCGGCAATCGCCTGGGCGGTTTGGGTCACTTCGCGGCGGGCTTCAGCGACCAGCACTGCCGCTTCGTCGACACCGATGGTCTCCAGCACTTTCTCTTCTTCGTTCATGGTCATTTCCTTCTTGGGGAGTGCCGCCTCAGCACGGATGACGCCCCGCACCTGAGACGGCGAATGGGTAAGGGCGTTAAGGAACTGGTGGAATTGGATGAGGGTGGCGTCCAGCGCCTGGACACCATCGGCAAGGCCCAGGGCCACGGCATTCGTGCCGAAGTACAGCCCAGCCTCGGTGGCGCGCACGGCATCGAGATCCAGGCCGCGCATGGCGGCCACGTGCTCGGTGAAGATGGCGTAAAGCCGATCGACCTCGGCCTGCAGTTCGGTCTTGGCCGCATCCGACAGCGGCTCATGCGGCGAGTAGTCGTTCTTGTGCGCACCGGCCGTGATCGCGGTGTAGTGGTAGCCGTCTTTGGCGTCCTTGACCGACTGGTCAACATGCAAGGCGATCACGCCAATAGAGCCGACACCACCGGTTTCTGTCAAGAACAAGCGCTGCGCGCTGGCCGCGATGGCATAGGCGGCTGAGTACGCCGCGTCATTGGCTACCGCCCAGACGGGTTTCTGGGCTGCCACCTCCCGCACACGACGGGCCAACTCGAAACTGCCCGAGGCCTCGCCACCGGGGGAGTCGATGTCCAGCAGGATGCCGCTGACCTGAGGATCGATCAGAGCCGCATCAAGCATCGCGGCGATCTCGCCGTAGGAGGTCAGGCCAGAGGCGGCTTCCATACCGAGTGATCTCTTGACCAACGATCCATGAATGGGGATCACTGCAATGCCCTCGGGCGATGCCGCCAAAGGTGGCCTTTGGAAAGCGGCCAAGTCCATCATCGGCATCGCAGGCACATCGGCAATGCCGATGCGCTGGCCAACGACAGACAAGATCACGTCCAGCTTGGGTCGGTGAATAAGAAGTGGCGTCCCGAACAGGCGGGAGGCAAGGTAAGTCATGGTTGAGGGTCCTGGTTGTCTGTGGGTGCAGCCGTGGGACCGGCTGAAGACGCGTCAGTGACTTGACCGTCTTGTGATTCACTGGGTGCCTGTACCGGCGCCTGGTCATGCCGGGCATCGGAGTCAAAGACCAAGCCCAGTGCATCGGCCCGGGCGTTGTCCGCAGCGATCTCGCGGTCCACGTCTTCGGCGTCGTAGCCATTGCCGGAGATGGCCTCGGATCGGCTCATGAGGCCAGCGCGGATCGCGAGCTTCATGGCGTTGAATTCCTTTTGCGGATCGACCCAG